CACCAATGTTACCCAAAAGTAGGGCAGTAAGAGTAGAGAATCCTCCCCAAAACCACGCTCTCATCTTGAGAAAGAATATGTCTGCTGAATGCGCTCTAGATTGGTTATACATATAGTCGCTATCCGACATACCCATAATGTCGCTTAACAATTAAACCACCTACTGTAGTCCAACTAAAAACTCGTTACTAATTTCTGCCTCGCCAGAATTAATTGGTGTCATTCTTTTAGCACCACTTTGCATAGGAAGAGATTGATTAAAAGATACTCCGATAGTTTTTGCGCTTTCTTGCATTTTAGCATATTGCTCAGAATCTCTTTGTTTTCTACTCCAAAAAGCATCTATCTTTCTATCCAATAACCATAGTTCTATTCTATCATTCAAGAATAAATCAAACATGGCTTTCACTACCATGATACTTCCTACTGTCATTAATCCAAATAATACGGCATGAGCCATAGGGGTATATGGGAAATTTGAACCATACTTAGCATAAAAGAAAACATTAGCACCGCTAACAGTTCCTACAAAAAGTATAGTCATCACTAATCTAGTTGCGTTATCTAAAGCAGCCATTATAAAACCTCAAGCAAATTCAACGGAAACCGCACTACTGCCTGATGTTTCTTCGAAATATATTCCATCCGAACAAACTACATTATGCATATCAAACTCTATTGTTTGATTTGCAGACAGGGTGATTCGGGCGACTTCTTTGCCAGAATTTGAAGTTCCGTCAAAGATTTTTACAGTCGCTGCCGAACCACCCACTTCTGTAGCATGGATAGAAGTTAGTAACGCTCTAGAGCGAGTCACTATTCCGCTTGCCGTTAGAACGCCACTACTTCTACATACTTGACCCATGCTGATTCCTCGTTGTATTCACTTAGAAAATGCTTTCTACTTAATCCTTTTTGGACTTGGTAGTAGTTTTCTTAGATGTAGAACCCTTTGGTCTACCCTTAGTTGCTACTTTTTTAGCAGGTAGAATTCTTGATTCTAGCATTTCTAATGTTTCTACTCCAAATTCTCTTAGAACAGTTGCCAACATATTCCCTTCAATAGCGAGTAGTCCTTCTCTATCGGATTCTTCAAAGGTAAATAATAAGTTCTTATCTTTACCCCTTACTAAAGCCCACCTTAGAGAAACACTAGAAGAATCTCTTCTAGTAATTTCTGTGGGTAATCCTTCTGAATTAGGAACTACTAGTCTACCTACTTTAGAAGTGCCTGTAAGTTTTACTGTTACCAATTAAACCACCTTCAAAGGTTGCCGTAAACTCTTAGTCTTACAGTTCCCGCATCTGTAGTAGTTGCTAGAACTGCACCACTTGAAAGAGTAAATGCTCTTAGTGCAACGGTAGTATCAGATAGATATCTAATAACATGGAAACCTCTAGCAACGCTTTCTTGACCTATAACTTGAACTGCCGTAATGGTAGATAGTCCTAGAGAAGAAGCGGTAACTAATTCATGCACATTTGTAATGGTAATAGTATCACTAGATTCATCGGCTGCAACTGCTGAAAAGGTAATTACCTGTCCGTCAATTGCTTCTATTGTTACAGTAGCGTTATTTCCAGAATCCGCAGCATTTGTAATTGCTACAGTTTGTCCTACAAATAGACTACTAATATCTTCTCCTGAATCAGCAGTAAACTGATTAGGTAGTGCCAAAAAATCACCAGTTATTGAAAGTGTTGTAGAAGCGTAAGATGTAACATCCAACTCTACATTTGCAACATATTCATCACCCGATACTTTAGGTAAAGCAAAACCTTTGTGGTCTGCTAGTTGAGTTACTGAGTAAGTCATCTAGAACACCTCATTGTAGGTTAGTAATCTTACCTTGACCCTTGAAGAAAGAACAACCGATTTCACCAATGGTTCTATACATAGCCCTGTTTCCAAGTGTGCCAACACCGAATGGGTTTCCGTTGCTGATACCATCTTCGAAGTATTGAGTTGGTTTCATAACAGATAGCCACATATGGTCTGTGTCTAGGAACAACATATCAGAGATACTAGTTGAAGCATTAGTTGTAGAAGGCATATCCTTAACAGGAATCATAGGGATGTCGTAGTAAGTAGAAACTCTAAATCCTACTTCTTGACCCTTAACTCCACGAACACCATTTACAGTTGGAACAATTTCCTTTCTATCCATAAATCTCTCTTGAGATTGTAGCAAATCAGAAATTGTTTGTAGTGTATCATATCCAGTTAGGATAACCTTTGGTGAACCACCTGCGGTTCTTAGGTTTCTAATTAGATTGTTTAGGATTGTTAGAGTCAATGCTCTTACATCTCCACTTGCATATCCACTACCAAAGTCTACCTCAGAATCTAGGAAAGATGCTGCGGTAAATCTCTCGCTTCCGTAAATTTTACCCAAGTTGTTAGATGCAGTTGCAGTATCTGTAGCAATAACTCCACCATCAATAGCCAAAATCTCTGCTCTACTAGAAACAACCTTCAATAGAGAAGTGTAGTTTCTTTCAATATGAGGCATAGCAGAATCTTCACCATAATGCTCTAGAGGCATAACAAGCATTTTGTTCTGAACTTCAGAGTGGTGCTTACCCATATCCTCTCTCATTTGCGCTCTAATGTCACCAATTCCATCGTCAATTTGTGCCATTTCCATAGCCAATTCTGAGAAATCAAATTGATGTGCTACAATCTTTGGAGATGTAAACAATTGTGCATATGTTGGTGCAATTGGTCCAAGTCCATCAGCACTTGTAGACAAACCTGCATTTTCTGGAACACCACCAATAGCATCTGCTCTAGGAGCATCTGCACCTAACAATGCATCGTTCAATGTTCCACTTGTAGCAACTCCAAAGGTGTTTCCACTACCACCAGCAGGTCTAGATTTTAGAACTCTCCAACCGCTAGATGTGTATGGTCTTTTTGAAATCATTGACAATGCGTTACATTCTCTGTTTAGCATAGACCAAACTTTTTGTCCGTAAACAACATTGTATAGTGAACCCAAATCTGATGCTGCGGTTGTGTTAGAACCGACACCTAGAGAAGTATCGTGACCTGTATGTAGACCAGCGATTGCACCTGATTGCTTCAAAAGTGCATTTCCTCCGATTGAGTTAATTCCGTATGCTTGTGCTTCTAAGTCTGCTATTGTGTTAATATATCCTGACATTTTTAGTAACCCCCTACCATTTTGTGAATATCAGACCATGACATAGAACTGATATCTTCAATACTAGGAATTTCTGCTCTTGCTTCTTCTTGAGCCTTGATAATTGCATCATCTCTAGCAGTTAGAGAGTCTGCAAGTTCCTTGAATGACTTCTTCAAGTCTGCTATTTCTGATTGTGCATCGTAGTTTTGCTTTGCTAGAACTTCTTCTCTAGAAGAAATTTCTGCTTCAAATCTTGCTTCGAATGACTTTTGTAGATTATCTAGAGCAAGTGCTTCTAGTTGCTCCTCTCTAAATTGTGCATATGCTTTTTCTACAGTAGATGCATCTAGGTCTAGAGAAGAAATCTCTGTGTTTTCAAATGCCTTTACAACTGGCATATCGTTAGAAGTTGGCTTTCCACCGCTAATTACGATTCTGTTTGCAGGTTCTCCAATTTCTACACCTGCTCCATCAACAGTTGGAACATATGCTTTGTGTGAATCATCTTGATACTCAGCATCTTCTTCATCACCCATTTCTGTATCTCCCATTTCTGCATCTCCCATTTCTGCATCTCCCATTTCAGTTTCTTCTTTATAGGTTTCTTCCTTTTGGATAAGAGTGTTTACCTCATCCATCAGTGCGTTCAGTTCTTCCATAGCCTTTTCAATTTCGCTCATGTTATTCTCTCCTTTATCTTGTTTCAAGATATCGAATTTCGCTTCAGGATTAATTCCCTTCTCACATATAGTAACTTCATGGAGTTCTAACTTACTTATTTCATTATACTCCCCTAAGTCTTGGTGTCGCTTCTTTACTTTCTGTAATGCTTGCCCACCAATACTAAATGAACGAAGGTTGCCCTTGCGAATGCCTCTATTAATTTCCTTTGCTTTTTCTATGTCATCTCTAAGTTTGATAACAACAAAGAATCCTACATCATCTACTCCTGTATTCCAAACTTTACCAGTTCTATCCCTGTAAGATTTTACAACTTCTCCAACTTGAACATTGGAGTGGTTAGTCATTACATTTCTAAATCTATCTTGATTCATAAATTTCTCTACTGCTTCTTCTAAAGCCTTTAGAGTAATCAAATCATTTTGCTTATCAACAATTTCGATACTAGCATATCCACCAATCATCAAGTCATCTCTACTCTTGAGAATATCAAAATTCCCAGATGATGATTTGAGTATAGTCGTCATGCTAACAGAACTTTCGTTTTATCTTCTACTATTTAATAATCACGGCTTTCATAAGGGATTCTTATGTCTGCTGATTTATCTTCATAGATATTCCAAACTCCATCATCTTCATCGGAGTCTAACGGTTTTTGTTTAAATCCAGTCCACACTAACCACATTTTCTTATCTTTTACGGGTAATACTCTAAAATGTAGTTTAGATTGGAATTTATTTCCTCTCATAATATATTCATGGTAGCCATGTCTTTGAACACCTAGAGTAATATCTCCTTCATCAATTACCTTTTCTCTTTGAATATTCTTTGCAACCTCAGCAGGGAACTTTTTACCTTTACCGAATAAATCAAACATCTCTTCTTCATTATCTATATCTACTAACCAGTTAAGATTTTCATCCCCAACTTGAATACTAATATTTAGAT